TTCATTATTTGAATTATTAAAACCATAAAATCTTAAATCACCTGTTGTTTCATATCTTATATGCCAACCCCTGTTTTGACCACTTGTTTGGCTATAATTATTAAAAATTGTTTGATAGTTTTGTGAAGTAGTACTTAAATTAAACCAACAACTTAAAGTCATTGCTGCATAATCAAAAGAACTCCCTGCTATTGTTACATTTGAACTTGAACCATTAAAACTACCTGCATTCCCATACTTACCCTGTACGTTAAAGTTTACGTTTGTAGCTGTACCGTTGTAAGTACCCTTTTCATCCGCAGCAGTTGACATCTTGTAATAAGCTACGTTTGTAGTAGGATAGTCATTGGTGTTGGTAGTACAAGCACCACCTGCGGCAGCATTGTTTGAATTTATTAATCTCTTAGAGAGCATATTATTCTATTTCAGGTGAAAAACTAAAATTGTATTTTTTTAAGTCTAAGTATTTTTTTATTGCTTTTACTTCTTTCTCAAACTTGTCTGATTTTGTAATAACGTCTAATCGTTCTGCTGCTATCGCTTTAGGTATATCAACAGCTCTTTCTGCTTTTCTTATAACATACCAATCAGTAGGCTTCAATAAACTTCCTGCTTGTGATTTAATGTCTGATATTTTCTCAGCTTTTAAGGCATCTACATCGTAAACAGGTTTGGTTTCGCCTGTTGGCTTCATATCGTCACCTAGTACCTCGTAAGTAGCATCGAAGTCAATGTCAGTTACAGCGTATGTAAACACTTTCTTTTTCTTATTGAATGTCAAAGAGCCTAGTGTTTGGCTTTGAGAATCGTATGCAGGTGTAACAACATCGTAAAGACCGTAATCTGAATGTTTAGCCTGTCTGAAGTTTAGGTGCAATCCATTTGCATCTTCCCAAGTCTGTGGGATACTTCTGTAAGTTTTGATGTTTCCATCTATTTCTATTGCTTTCATTATTATTGAGCTTTTGAGATTGATACCCAGTAATCGCCTGTTCCTGCTACTACTATTTGAATTAAATTTGAAACTGTACCATCATAAGTTCCTGCTACAATTTTAGTTCCTGTGGGAAAAGAAATAACAACGTTTCCAGTCACGACTAAATCCTTAACCATTCCAACTGATGCGTTACTAAAAGTAAATGCAGAAGGGTTAGCACTTACTGTTTTGGTAAATACTTGAGCAGTTGCAAAATCTACTGCCAAAGCACTTACTGCTGCCGAAGTTGTAAATTCAGTCCCTAGCTTTGCATAGGTTACAGAATCATTTGCAAGTTTAGCAGTTGTTACACCTAAGTCATTCAATGAAATAGTTACTGCTCCAGTTGCTGAATCTCTTGCGATTGGTGCTGTTGCAGTTATTGAATTTACATCACCTGTATCATCTGAATAAAGGTCGGTAAAGTTGTTTTGTACTTTAGTAAAAGCAGCGAATAGAGTATCTCCATCACCCGCATTAGCTACTCCTATGTCTATGTTTTCTTGTGCCATTATTAATTCTTTATGTTACTGTTCTATCTGTTGTATATAATGTTGTATCTGTTGAAAATAAAGTGCTGTCTGCTGTAAATGCTATGCCACAACTTGGATAAATACTTCCCCAAGAATTAGTTGCATTCCTTAAACCAAAGTAACTTTCACAATATATTGCTCCGAAGCTCATCTTTTCTCTTTATAAGATAACTATTTAGTTTAATTTCGTTTTCTTTTTTAGGCTTATATTTAGATTTAACTTTATTTTTCTTTTTCAAAAGTGCCATCCATTAAATAGTGAATCCTTGTCAGGGTAAATATCTTCATTATTATTAGTATAATATTCAGGAAATTTGCTTGAAGCATTATAAGTCATATACTCAATGAATCTATTGGTATAATACTCAGCATAATCTCTCTCCTTAGCTATAAGGTAATCTATTTCAGCTTTGTCAGCCAACTGACTATTCTCACTTGTATGCTTATAAACACCTCCATTTGCAACTGTGTATGCCGCAAAAGGAAGATACTCAGCCATTGCAAAGTGAATTAGCATATCTTGAATATAATCGTTAACTAACTCTAAATAATCTCCTGCTAAATTACCTGCAACTATATCAGCACTTATTTTGTCGTATAAATCAGTTCCTAAATAACTTCTAACGTGAATCTCTTGAGCTAGTTTTATAAACTGTATAAATTTATCCGTATCAACATTGCCGCTTAATGCAGTATTTTTAACTAAGTCTTGTCTTTTTATAAATAGAGCTGTTGCCATTATTCTTCTATTTTTGTATCTACTTCTTCTTCTACTGTAATATTACCATCTTCATTCTTAACACCAGTTTCCTTTTCTATTTCGGAATCAGTTATAGCATTAGTCAAATCAGTAAATTCTAAAGGTTGCAACGTCTTAAAGTAAATATCTAGGTTAATATCATTGTATTCTAATATCTTTTCCAACTCATCTAAGATAGTCACCTGCATAGGTCGAATAACTGTGTTATCCATAAGCAAAGATGCTGTCTGTAGCTCTTCGGCATTATTCCCAAGACCGGTATTGTCTTTTATTCCAACTAACATTGGAGATACAATCCTATGGGAAACCATTACTTTCTTCATTGACTCATCTGAAAGGAATTGATATTGTTGGTGAGCATCGTTCAATACAACAGGCTCTATTGAAGCCGCAAGCTCTTTGCTATCGTTGAATGCCAAAATAAACTTACCTGCGTTAGAACTACCGCTAAACTTGCTATAGATGGCTCTCTCAATCTCATCTCTGCTTTCTTTATCAGGAACTCCATTATTGAAGTTAATAAGCATTGAAGGTTGCAGTCCATTCTGAATATTATTTATATGGTAGTTTGCAATCTCTTCTTCTAATTCAGCGTATTGTAAACCCCCTTGATAATCTACCGGAGAGTAGTAATAAAATCCTGCTCTATAAGGTCTGATATATAGAATCTCTATTCCATCTTTACTTTTACCAAATGCCGATATTCTCTTAGGCTTACTCTTACTATTTATCTCTGACCAGTCAGAAGAATAATAATATCCTTCTATTTCTCCTTCAGAATTAGCTTTCTCAGCTCTAATAGTCTCAACTGGCATATGTTCTACCTGAACAATCTTATTTCTGTCTTTACTGTAGATTATCTGCAAAGCAGCTTGACCCATCATTTTATAGTCGTAAGATATTTTCTTTATAACATCTTTCTTAAACAACGACTTCATTTCCTCGTAGTCCTTTGAATTCTCAGTACTATCAGTAGCCTCTAATCCTTTACCGTAAATCATTTCAGCTATTCCATTAATAGCGGCATTGTTTGTAGGCGAACCATTATATCTACCAATAAGGTAAGAGAAATAGTCGTTGTCATCTCCGTATTCTACCCAATCATAACGAGTTGATTCGTTTACTTCAGGTTTTGTGTAAGATGATAAATTCAAGACGTGAATCGATTGCTTTACCTTATCTACTGCTAAACTTACTTTTCTATTTTTAGCCACTTTTAATATTTTATTCATTATATGATTACAAACTCATTATCATAACTGTCTTCAGATGTGTATTCTCCTTGATTGACAAAATACTTATCTAAATCAGTTTGGTCAGTACAGAATATCATACCTCTATATAATTCGGCAGTTCCATTTTTAACTACAAAGGAATATTGATTCCCTTCTATTAAGGCAAAAGAACCTGTTAAGACCATAAAATCTTCGTCTGTTGTTTTAGTAACAGTTACAGCTATTGTTTTCCTAGTAGACTTATCTGTTAAAGATAAAGTTGGATTAGTTGCATCGGCACGAGGTATTATCCTTATCGCTTGATTAGCTGTTGATGTTGTTAAAATCTCCATACTAAAGTAACAAAAAGACACTAAAGTGTTTCAGATATAAGCAAAAAAAAGAGGGCGAATTGCCCTCTCTCTTCATTTAAGTAACTGAATATTAACCCGGGTCTCTTTGAGCACCTGCTGTCTCTGTAGCACTAGGCAATCCTGCAAATGGATTAGCATTTGTTGGAGCAAGGACGAAGTTTGGCATAGCTATTTCATTAGCTGTTAGAGTCAATGTGTAACCGTTAAGGTCTCCCATTGCTGCTCCCGTAACTGCTGTACCTGCGGTAACGTCAGCTCCATTCTCTAGTCCTACGCACATTACATCTCCGTTATAAGTTTCAACGAAAACGTGAGGTCTTCCGTAAGCCATTAGTTTTAATTCTTTGTTATCTTCCTTTGTTAGTTTAGGGAATGTTAAATTCACTACCTGCTCAAAGTAAGTTGTACCGTTGTCAATAGACGAGGTAATGTTTGTTTCTAGAGAAGAATTCCCTTTGACATCGTAAGTGTAATATGTGAAAGTTCCGGAAGCATCTGTAATTTGGTCATCAGCTACTGTTACAGTACCTAAATCTCCATAATTTACAAAATGAATCTGTCTTATTCCACCAACAACGTCTTTACAAGGTCTTAATCTTCCTCCTGTTAAATCGCAAGCCATAGTTTTTTGGTATTAAAAAAGGGTAAGTAGGCTATTGGCTTACCTACCCTCTTTGATTAGTTAGTTTATTTATTACGAGTAAAGAACAACGTCTGAACCAATAGCGTGCTGAATTCCTGCTGTAAATCTCATTACAACTCTCACATTTTGACTTCCATCAATCTCAGCCATATCGATAACTTTTACTTCGTTTTGGTCTGAAATCAATCCAGTTCCAAAGAACAAGTTAGACTTTTCAGCAGCAACCATTTTGTTGGCACTCATACCTTGCGCTAGTGCAACAGTAATTCCATCAAAAGTAAGTCCACCTCCGTTAAACCATTGTGTTCCTTTATCGTCTGTACCTGCTCCGCCAATGTTAGTAGCGAATCCACCTAAAGCTCTTACATAAGCTCTATATACATTAGGAGAAACATAGACAGTTAAATCTTCAGCTCCGTAAACAGAACTTGGAATAGCATCTATTGTAGCTCCCATTTGAGCAACTACGTTTGCAGCAGTTACGCCACCACCGACAGCAGCAACATCAACAACATCTCCATCAGCTCCTAGAGTAACTTCGAAGCCATCGAATTGACCTGCTGTTGCATTAACACCTTGCCAAATGTTTGTTTCTATTTTTTGTGCAACTTTACCTGCAACGTGACCGATTAAAAAGTCACTAAAGCTAGAAGGTAGGTCAGAAAAAGCTGAATATCCCATAGAAATTGCTTCCCAGTCAGATACGAAGTCTTTCTTACAAAGTTGTAAGTTTACTTGAAACTCTTCAGGCTGAAGAATTCTTTCACTTAGTGTAAGAGTTGAAGTTGAATCAAAGTCGCAAGTGGCATCTTTTACGATGTCATCACTAGATACTTTTTTCATCACTTCCTTGAATTTTACATTAGGCTTAACGGTAATAATATCGTTAGCCAAAGTTGAACCACTTAAAAGTGCAGCAGAAACATATTTTCCTGCAAATTCACCTGCATAAGTAGTTGTTATTGAAGTAGTTGTAGCCATTTTGTTTATTTTTTATTATTAATAATTATGCTTCAGATGCCCAAATTCCGATACCTGCTGTGATAAACCATTTGTTTACAGAAACAGCTTTAAGCGTTACAAAGTCTCCTGAGATTGCAGTAGCCTTAGTATTTACTAGGTCTTTGTTTGCAACACCACTTGCGCTAAATACAGAAGCAGCAAGAGCGATTGAACCGCTAATACTATCAGCAGCAGCAGGTGAAATTGTTACAATGTTGTTTGCATCAGCTCCGGTGTTACGGATAGTCAATTCCATCCCGATGTTATTAGCATCGATTGCAGGAAGAGTGATAACTTTTGCATCAGTTGCAATGTTAATTTCTTCACCGGCTTGATTTGCGTATATGCTAGCAGAGTCAGTCAAAAGTACTTGAGAAGACCTTGCTCTTAATACGTCATTACTTGTTGTGATTGTTGTACTCATCTTTCTTTTTGTTTATTTTAATTCTTATTTATTATTTAATCTTGCCATAACTCTATCCATTGTTCCGATAGCTCTATTGCTATTAGGTCTGCTAAAATTAGCTTTAGACTCTAATTCATTCTCAGGACTATGCTTAATAGGTTCAGCAGCAGGTTCAGCAGAAAGTTTTTCTAATTCCTTAGATAATTCTTCCTTTTGAGACTTGTATAGAGATAACTCTCCATCAAGCATACCTTTTAAAGCATCTAATTCAGCTCTTAGAGCCGATATAGAAGATGCAAACTCTTCATCTGTAACATAACCATCCATAAGTTGTGTTTCTTCTTCTACAGGCTCAAGTGCTTCAACAGCTTCCTCAAGTTCAGTAGATTCTTCTTTTAC